GTTAATGAGCCTACTGATCCTGTCATAGACACACCTGTTAAATCTGCAACTGCAGAACCTAATCCTACAAGAGATCCAACACTAAATTGTGCTTCTTGACCTGATAACGTTTGTGCATTGTTTGGAGCAATCGCTGTTCCTTGCGCTGATGTAATAGAAAATCCTGTTGGTGCAACTAAACTACCACCAAATCCTATCGCTGTTCCTTGAGCTGAAGTTATTGCTTGACCAGTTAAAGTTACATCTTCGTTTGGTGCAACTGCAGTTCCTAAAGTAAAAGTAGCCTCTTGTCCTGTTAGACCCATAACTTGATCTGCAGGTGTAATTACACCGTTTGCAAAAGTTGCAGATCCTGCTAGTTCAACTGTTTTTGGAATTACCGGTGATATAGATCCTACTGATCCTGTAAATGAAATACCTGTTGGAACAACTAAACCATTAGCTGTTATATTAGTTCCTGAACCTATTGAGAATGTAGATGATACACCTGTTAATGAAACTGTTTCGTCAGCAAGATTACCCCACTCACCACCGTTCCACGCTTTTGCACCCCAACCTGTAGCAAGTAATGCATCTTCGTTCCATTGAGCCTGTCCCCAGGTGAATCGACCCCAACCTGATTGAACCGACATAGTGGTCCTCCTATGCTAATCTTATGATTGCGTTTGTAGCGTCTGCTGTAGGGAATTGAATTGTAAAAGTTCCGTTAGTCGCTGTTTTGTCAGAACCAAACGCGATTGCACAAACAGCTACATTAGATGCAGATGAATTGTAAATTAAAGCACCGTTTGCTGTAAAAGAAGCTGATGAAAAACTTACATCTGAAAAATCACAAAGTGCAGTTGTGCTTGAAGCAACTGGAGTTACACTTGTTAGTGTTGCTCCACCAGAAGTGTAAGCACTTCCAGATGTATTTGTAATTTCTTCTGAAGTTGAGAATGCAGTTGTTCCTGCACCAAGAGTTGCATCACTGTCATAAAGTGCAATTTTAAAAGTGTTACCAGTTGTTGCTGTAAAATTGTGAACACCTTTTAATAATTCTACTTTGAAACTTGTACAAATTGCTGATGTAATTGCCATTTTTTATCTCCTATTGGTTTGCTGAGGTTACTGGGATTCTGACTGTACCATCTGTATAGTCATCTCTTCTTCGTCTTCCAACTTGCTCGTTAGCAAACTTCTGTACTTCTTCTTTATACTTTTGCTCGTACAAAGTCAACATATCGATAGGGCCTTTTAAAAAGCCATAAGCCTCTGCTAAACAGCAGTATAGTAGGCCATTTGGGAAGTTTAAGCTAATATAATTAGTAACATTATCTGAGGCTAAAGTAGCCGGCATCTTATTATAATGCACTCTAAATTTATAATTTGTATTGGGTGTAGGAGCTAAAAAAATACGCCCAGAATTGGTATCTCCATCTCCAGTGGCGTTACCAAACATAGCGTAATATTTTGGTTTACCTTGAGCCGCAGCTGTACCTGTAATCGGTTGATATTCTTGTAGGTATGTTACATCTTTTTTCTCTAGCCAAGTATTAGATCCAGTTAACACGGCACTTGAATCATAAACTTGTATACCTCTAATAAATAAAGCTCCTCCTGGAGCGTTAATAGTTTCTTGTCCTGGAACTAAATTACCTGATTGTTGTTTTCTATCTGCATCAATAGGAACATCTCTCATAATTCTATATTGAGCATTTAAAATAACATTTTCTAATTGATCTGCAGAAAAAACTGTAGAATCTACTTCTGTGTAGTTTCTAATTTGTGTAACTAAAGTACTATAACTAATTCCTGCCATTATGCTTGTTGTGTAACTGGTCCAGCGGACGCAGATCCACCTCCTCCTATTTCAGTTGCTGAAGCTGTAGCTCCAGATGGAAATGTATAATTATTATCATCTGTTTTTGTAATTGTAAATCCACTTGATCCATTAATTGTAGCAGCAGGTATGCCACCAACTAATTCTGCATCTCTAAATCTAACAGTATCACTAGTAGATCTACCGTGATTAGGTTCATTAACAGATACAGTTGCAGAACCATTAGTTGTTGTAAACGCATTTAATGGTAAAAGATTTGGTGTTGTAGGTTCTGATCTATCTGGTCTAACATTTCTTATAGATATGGAATCACCATTCATAGGTTTTGGTTCTAATTGTGGTTGCTTTGGTTCAAATTCAGAAACATGAACAAAAGATCCGTTCCATTCTCTAACCATTTCTTTGTATGGAAACTCCATACCAG